TATCAAAAAGAGAAGGACTATCTTAATCAAGATGGTCCTTTCTAAATATTTTATAAAATATATGATTAAAGAAATTTTAAAGGAATTGATATTATCTTTTGAGACAGACTCATATTATCCAGCAAAATTAAAGTATAGAGATTTTCTTGCACATGTCTATATGACTTTTGATAAAAAGATAGTATCATCTAAGGTAGATCGGGAAATGAATAAATATAAGAAAATGAGAATAGATGTGATCAACTATATTGTTGCACATGAAAATCAGATAATAAAACAATTAAGTAAGTAATGAAAAATTTCTCTCAATTTATTATCGAAGCACCTGATGCCGTAACTCAAGCAAAAGCACAAGGATTTGTGAGTGATGGACATGGTGGTTGGGGAAAAGTTATTAGAGGTACTTGGGAGTTTATGGGTAAAACCTTTACTAACCCAAAAACAGGAAGAACAACAATTGAGTATTCAAATAAAGGAACAAAACTAGGAGGACAAGATCGCAGACAAACTCCAAGAGAAAAAAGAATATCAGGAACAACATATGCTCCGATAGCAGCATCATATGAATATGGAACTGATGACTATGAAAAGCAATTAAGAGAAAAATATATCAATAAAGAAATTTTTAATATTGATGAATGGGTGAAGTGTGATGTTAGTGAAAGTATTGGAAAGATTATCCGGAGAGGAACAAACTATCTAATCTGTGTAACTGAAGATGGTGAGATGTTTAAACCTTGGATTAAAGATGTATTAGAATCAGTAACTAATAATAATGCACCTTCTGGTGTTCCTGCTGATCAGAGACTTGTAGGGACTGATTCTTATCGGAAGTATGTTGAGAAAATGGTTCCCGGAAGTGAATGGGGCAAACAATTTATAAATAAATATAAGAAAAAGTAAGAATTATTAGATCTTCCGATGAGTAATAAAGTATTTGAAGAAGCTCCTCAGGCACCTCAACCTTCTGGTGGCGCAACAGATAAACTAAGAAAGGCTGCAAGACAACTTGCTTATGATACTCGTTATAAAGTAAAAGGTAAGTTTAAGGAAGGTCAGAAAACTGATCCTGCATCACTTCAACGTGCTTATATGCAACAGTTGGGAGCATCCTCTGCACCTGGTCCTGTCAAGTTACTTGCTAAGAAGATGTTGATGGGTGAACAGTATGATTTTGCTATGGTTGAATCAGTACTTCCTCAGATTTTTAATAAAGTATTTGTAGAAGGTGCTGGAGAATATGTATTAAGGGTCAAAGATCCTAAAGCAGGTTCTCAGTATACAAGATCTTATGGAACTTATGCTGCTGCAGAATCAAAGGCAACTGAACTTAGGAAAAAGGGTTTGCGTGTAGAACTCGCTAATGCTAGTAATAGTGCAAAGAAATCTACATATGATAATAAGGGTGGTAGTAAAGGATTAGATCCTGTCGGAAAAGAAGATTCTGATGTTGATAACGATGGTAAACCGAATACTAAGTCAGATAAGTATCTGATGAATCGTCGTAAGACAATTGGTAAGGCAATTACAAAAGAAGAAGTCATCTATGAAAAAGAAGATGAGCAAGGTAAAAAACTTGATGTAATGAAGGGGAAGAATAAAGTCATAATTAATCCTAATGTGTTAGAGAATGCAACACAATATTTTTATGATCAGGGATATAATGAAGAAGATATTGCATTAATCTCTGAAGGAATGGGTTATGATATGTTCCTTGAATTTGTCAATGAGGTTGGTTCTACGATATGTCTTTATGAAGATGTTCAGGGAGAACTATTAACAAAAGGAGGCAAAGCAAGAAAAAATCCAAAGATTACTAAATCTTCCGGAACAGCAAGTGAAATTTCACCTAACAAATCAAAAGAAACTAAAAAACCTGAAGAAAAGAAATCTTCTCCTGGACAACTCTCAATTAATTACAATAAGAAACCATCTCCTCCAGGACAGGAAAAAATTAAACAGGGAATACAAACTGCAGTAAAAAAAGCAACTTCTCCTGAATCAAAGAAGAAGGTTGGTGGTGCAGCTAAAGGTGCTGCAGATACTGTTGCAAGAGTTGCACTTT